TAGATTATCAATTTCCGTTTGAATCTGATCGATTGGAAGGCTTGCAATGTTTTCTTGCAGATTGGTTACACTAGCCTCTATGTTGCCTAAAAGGGTTTCTCTTTCACCCCGTAAAGCTTCTAACTGAGCTTTGTTTTCGGCTTGAATCTCTGACTGAACAGTTCCCAAGCTTTCTCGAACAGAGTCTATCTCGGCCTGAACCGCTTCTGCTGCGCTTTTTTGAGCACCGGTAAGTTGTGCGTCTCGCTCGTCAAGATCAGCGTTTATCTGCTCCTGAGTGGAATTAAGGGTTGCACCTAGCTCGCTAATCCTTGCGTCAATATCGCCAATCAAAGAGCCTTGCCGATCCTCTAAACTGCCAATAGCTTCGGTTTGAGCGGCTCTTACTCTTTCCTCAGAAGCTGCTAAATCCGCAGCAGTCTGGTCAATATTCTGTTGAATTAAGTCACTAATTCTTTTTTGCTCAGCGGTCAACGCTGATCGTTCATCAATCCCTTCTTGCCGCAAAGCCGCTGTTTCTGTATCAACACCAGTTCTTAATTCGTTAATCCTGTCTTCCAAGGTTTTGGTCAAACCAGATCTTTCAGACGCAGCCGCTTCTTCTGCTGTCGATATGTCTTGCCTTAAAAGGTCTCTAAGTGAATCGATTTCACTCTGACGAGCAATTGCGGTAGCTTCGTCCGCAGCTTTTTGCTCATCCATGATTTTTTGATATTGAGTAGAGAGAAGCTCTTCAGTGCTTGGCCCTTCAATCGCAACCTTATTCATTTCATAAGGATTTGGCGCATCTCTTGAGCCACGGTCATAAACCGGTCGCTGCATCAAATAATCTTGAAGGGAGGCATAAGGAGAGGCTGAGCTACCATATTCGTCAACTGCTTGTTGCATATTGTCTGATAGAGCCATTAGATCACCATTTTTTGCAAGACCAGTAACGAGGTGTCAGCTTGTCTTTCGCCGTAGAACATTTATGGCGAGCGCGAAAACTGGCTCTTCTTTCTGGTATGTTTTTTTTGATTGTCATGTTGGGATCGCCAAAACGAACCAACTTAATTTGGTCACCTTGACGCGCAAGAACCGCAAACTTCTTTTTCCCGCCGGAAGTTCTTTTTGGTTTATTAAAACCGGAGAACGACTCGCCACGATAGGTGACTCTGCCGCCCTCGGTTCTTTTTGCGTCTTTTGTCGTAGCCATTAAGCGTACTCTTTTACAAGCTCCAAAATGACCGTGTAAGTGTCTGTATTGCTCGCCCCGATAGTCGTAAACAAGATATCTCCGGTTACACCAGCGCCAGCGTTATTTGGAATGCCAGTGAACGAAGAATAGTCATGAAAACCATTGCTGTCTGGTGACAAGCCAATAATTAGGGTATTTACCGTTGCATCACACAACAGCTCGACCCCCATCCCAACACACTGCCACCATATCTTAGCAACTGTAACCTTGGTGCAAGCCTTACCCGCAGAGTTAGTGGTCAAGGCTGAAACATCAACCTTGACCACATTAGTCTCTCCGGTTCCGTCACTAATGTTAGTGAATTTAAGGACAGCCTTACGCTCTCCATCCTGAATGGTTTGGCTGGTTACTGCATCTGCCATTGCCTATCTCCTATTCTGTGGATTAAGCGTCAGCAAAAGGAGTAACAATTGTTCCGCTTCCGATCAGCAAAGAGTCATGAACCAAGTAAGTTGCAGTATCGATAGCAGTCACTTTGATAACACTGCCAACAATTCCACCTTTGGTAGATCCATTCAAAGTCATAACGTCGTTGGATGCGGCAGGAACGAATGCTTTCTTCGCGCCATCATCAACAGCAACTATAGCCGCACCAACAAACTTGTCAGTGCCGTCAGTCAAGATGTCCAAATCAGTGGCTGCGGTTTCAACATAGAAAAAGAAAGACGCGCCAATGTTGTTTGCTTGATCAGGGGCTGTCGGGTCACTAGGAGTGGCTGAAGAGATAGAAGGCAAAGTAAACTTGCCGTCTGCATCGTTCAACATAATGATTTTACCGGCATGAGCCGCAACGGTTAAAGTTGTGTCAGCAGATAAGCTAACGCTGCTGTTAACGCCAGCAGTAATAAAACCAGCTAAAGATTTAACGGGTCCAGAAAAAGTGGTTTGCGCCATTATGGTCACCTCTTACGAAAGGATTCGCCCCACTGTCTTCGTAACGTCCGCTGAGCCGGTCAGTAGGGCTAATTTATCTCAGGTCAATGACATTCTAGGTCAATATTAAGACAAAAAAAAGGGGCCGTTTGGCCCCTTAGTTTTAGGCTCCTTGAGAGCCGTAGATGCCTCTCCAGTCGGACCAACCGAATGAATAACGCTCTCGCGCCTTGTATCGGATGTTTCCGGTGGTGAAGTCTGGTTCCATAGACGTTTCCATGCTAGTGCGCTGGAACATCTTGAGACCTTCGCCTTGGTCTGTCACAGAAGTCAACAAGAAGAAAGCGTCTGGATCGTTCAAGTAGTGGTTAACAGTGTAACCACCGGGCAGAACGCCAGTGTTTCTGATCGCGTTAACGTCATTGTCAGCAGTACCAGATCTCTTGTCAGAATTCAAGATTCTGTCCGCAACAAATACCAATTGTGGAGGAACGACTAACTTAGTCGCCTGAACCGAAATGGTCAGTCCTCGGTCATCGGTAAAAGTGCTGATATCGATCAAAGCATCTTCAAGTGAAGTTTCATTGAGGTCAGCCATCGTCGTAGCTCGGTTAGCAGCAGTGCCGCCACCAGCCAGAGGGTGAGCTGTGTTGATCAATGATACGCCGTCACCGCCAGTGTAAGTACCAGAGAAAGCGTTATTCAGCACATCAGCGCCTTTTACTTCCTTGGTATTTGACATTGAGCGAGCCAGTGCTTTCACATATCGCTTACCGAGTGAGTCGTACAAATTATCTTCTACAGCTTCATCGGTGAGCGCGAATGCTAAAGCAATCGTCTCATGGGTGTAACGGGCTGAATAGCTCTCAGAAGCATTGTCAAAAACAACGCCTTGGCCTTCAGTTTTTGTCGGTGCTGAACCAAAACCAGTAATCAGAACCTCTTCTTCAAAAGCACGTTGAGAATCTTCGATTGCGTAGATTTCTTCGTACTCGCGGTCGTAGCTGTCGTAGCTCATACCAAAGAGGCTGTTAAGGCCCGGCTCTAGCTCTTTCGCTAGTTGTGCGCGTGAAATTGCCATTAGTCAGTCTCCTTATGCTAAGCCAGCAGATTTAACACCGGCAATGTGGTTTTGAATAACCACAAGCACGTTGGTGTTAGCACTTGCTACATCTTCGTTATCAGGATCTTGAGAAATGTCCAAAGCTTTTAACGGCAAAGTTGTTGTCGTTGCGCCAGTGGTCACATCAAGTTCCACGTTTGATCGGCCAGAAGCTGTATCACCAGTCGTAGCTTGGTCAACAATATCAAAGTTGCCGAACAGGTCTGCGATTGGGAAAGCTGCATCAGCTTGAATAGCAAAGACGGTCATAGGATCGTCGATGATAAAAGCAATGATGTCTGATGCCGCGATTGAACCGGGGTAGTAGTTAGAATAAACCTGCTCTCCCGATGTGGGGTCTGTGTATTGACACCCGTTAAAAACCCCGACTACGGGGACAGCACTTCCTGCTGCGGCTCGTTCGATACCGCCACCGGTTACTTGCTTAACAAGATCTCCATTAAAGATCTTGCCGCTCAAACCAGAAGCAATACGATATCGACTTTGGCCACCAGAGTAGGGAGCACCACCCATCATACGGACGGGGCGTAAACCAAAGGCTGCGTCTTTGTTAGCCATTGTTTTTCTCCTTTAGACTTATCGTCTGCCAAATGTTACTGAGGAGTCTCGCTGCGGGTCATACTTAACGTAACGTGAATCACTACGAGTTTCGTTAAACATTGTGTTATCCAATGCGTCACGAGCCGCTTGGTTCTTATCGTTATAATAAGAGTTTCGCTCTTCAATCGTTTCGTTAGGAATTTTCGCCAGCAATAATCCCTCGTTGTAAATGACGCCAGCATGTCTTCCAGAATCCATCGTGGGAAGCTCCCACTCTGGAGGTAGGTCAGAACCTTTTACCAGTTCCCAACCTTCCCTAATCCTTCGACTTACGTTAGCTCGATCCTCTTGCCCTAACATGCTCTCTCGAATCCACCGATAGGTGTAACCGGGAGGAGAAGGGGGAGTTTCTAGCTTTCGTACTGGTCGCCACGGTCTACGTCGAGCCTTTTTATCGTGTGTCTCGGAATCACGCGAAGCGCGGGTTTTAGCTGTATCTGTCATTATCTTGCCTCCCTTTGAGCAATTTTTTGCTTTTCTGATGCCACTCTTTTCAACCATGCCTCTTCAGACATATTGTGTGGCTTCAAACCACGGAGGCGCTGAAGTTCTGACTGAGTGAACTTAACACCACGCTTGTTGCTTCGTGTTTGTTGCCGACCAGCAGGGCTGGCGGAAGCGACTCTTTGCACGGCGGGTCTGTCTTCCTGTTTATCGACTTTCGTTTCTGTCCTGAGATCAGGATAGATACGAAAAACTCTTGTGTCCAACTCATTATAATACTCTTCTGAGTCCGGTTCATAGCCCTCGTTAATAAGGTTAAAATGAGTGAAATACGCAAATTGAGTCGCTTGCAAGTTTTCTTCGTTCTCAGAGTCTCCATACCACTGATTTTGCTCATGCCAAGATAAAGCCTCGTTTGTCGGCTTAATGTCTTGCTGTTGCTGGGCTTGCTCTTGCGGCTGGTATGCCTGATAGTTTTCTTGCTGAGCCGCTACAGGCTGCTCCGTTGACTGGGCTTGCCTAGATTTAGCTACCCGAAGTTTTTCTTTCTGAATAGCAATGTCGTTTTTCAACGTGTCAGCCTTGCTGATCAAATCAGGGTCACCGGACCGAATCGCTTTTCGATAGATATCATCTATCTGACTTTCTTTGCTAATCAGAGCTTCTTCTTCTTTTTGAAGCACCGTCTGCTGTTGAACCACCGAATGTTGTCGGTAAGCGTTTAGCTCTTGTTCTTTTTGCATCGCAACTTGCTCTAAATATTGAGCACGTTCTTCAGCTTGCTTAGTTTTTTGATTTAATTTGTTGATCCGCTTGGAGACAGACTTTGTGTATCTCTCAAGCTCGTCATCATCGTTGACTGCCCCACCCTCTTGACCTTCTGGTGGATCTTCAACAATTTGAACCTCAATTTCTTCTTCAACAGCTTCTGCTGTGTTGTTATTCTCAATCATCGCCAGCTACTCACTATGTCATCGGGGTTTATGATGGTGCCAATCACTTCGTCATCATTGATAATGCGAACCTCATCTCCATCATCTAGCTTGAACCGAGCGCCTGCATATCTTCCGATAAGCACCCAATCTCCTTGCTCGCACCACGGCTTGTTGCCAAATTTTTCAGAATCGGCGTAACAAAGCGGCCCTTTTTTGACAACATAAGCAACAACGGTTGCCAATGATTCTCGGTCTACGGTTTCTTTGGTTAGATGAATACCACCCTTACTTGTCCTTTTCCCAACATAGGGAATTACAAGCATCCGCCAACCTGACGGACTAGGCATTCGATCTAACGCGCTTTTATCCAGCAAGGAAGGATCTAAAACAAGATCGTCCTTCTGAACAAAAGCCGACTCAATCGACGGTTTTGCCACTAGCGCTCTCCTTTTGCGTAAAAATCTTGGATTTGTTGTTCGACCAAGTTTAACGCAGTTAGCTCGCCTTGCAAACTTTTATAATGTTCCATATCTTTGAGCATACCTTCACACATTGTTTCAACAATCAAACTTTTGCGATCAGCGATCATGCGCTTCAAAGATGAGGCTAGGTCAACATCGTCTCTCATACGCGCTCGTAATAATCCAAACCGCGAGTGGCTGCGCCAGTGCCGCGAGTACGCATCTTCTTGACTTTGACCTTGAGCTGTCCCTTAGAAACCGCCCCGCCGTCTTTCATGCCTTTTGCCGTTTTCATGGCTATAGCAACAGCTTGGTCTTTTGGCTTACCTTCTTTTCTTAACATACTGATATTCCTGCTTATGGTTTTTTGACTACTCCCCTTCTTCAGCGGCATCGTCTTGCTCCTTAACAACGGGTTTTTTCTTAAAAGAAACTTTAGATTTTGCTTTTGGTTTAGGCGCTTCTTCAGAGGCTTTAACCTCTGCTGCTGCGGGTGCCTCAATCGAAACGGCAGTCTTGACAGGAGCAGGATCGCCTCTTGCGATTCTTTCTACCTTGGCCTTAATTCTTGCCTCATTTGCAGCTTGCCTAAGCTCTTTCTCTTCTTCCATTTTTTCAATTTCGGCTTTTTCAGCAGCTCGCATTAATTCTTTATGCGACTTCAGCTCCTTCTGCCGCTCTAAAATATAACTTGTTGTCATCTCATGCCTCCAAATTTAGCTTGCAACTCAAGCAACTTTAACTCAGCTTGCTGCTCAAGTCTTTTCATGGCTATGTCTAGTTTGTCGTCAGCCACCTCTTTTTGAACATCAATTCGCTGCTTTGAAATTTCAGACTCAAGAAGCTTTTCTTGATCTCGTTGCGCTTGCTTAGCATTGAATTGTTCTTGATCTGCAATCATCTCTTGTTCTCGCAAATCAAGTTCTCGTTGTCTAATCTGAACTAGCGGATCTTCCTCGTTACCTTGTCCAATTGACATCAAGAAGTCTTGGGTCAACTGAGCCATGATAGGCGCTGAGAAGCTTTCAATAATCATCTGTATTTGGCCGAGAACCTGTTGCTGCTGATCTTGAGGAACCTGTTGCATCTGCTGCTGCATCTGCTGAACTTGTTGTTGTATCTCTGGGGGCATTTGCTCTTGCGCCATCTGAGACGCCATAAACTGCAAATGCTGCATGCTGTGAGCAATGATCAGAGATTGCATCTGAGGGTTACCTTTAACCACTTCAGTGAGAAACAAAGACCTGTGAGCATCAACGTGAGCTTGATGGTTCTGAGGCTCAAAAGCTTGTTGAGGCTGTCCAATCAACAAACCGCTATTTTCGATACCGGCATCAACAGGTGCTGGAACCGGGGGAGGTGGTGGTGGCTGCAAAAGGCTGTCAATGTCATCAACACCCAAGGCCGCATACATTCTACGATACGCCTCATACATCCCTTGTGGACCATGAATCTGAGGATTTGACTGCACAAGCTGCATAAGCTCTTGAGCCATCGTGATTCTTTGAGATTGGCTGAAGATGTTGGGGTCAGAAACCGGGATAACATCGACACGGCCATCAAAGTCTGTTTGCTTGACCTGTTGATCGCCATTTGGCGTCTGGTATGGATACATCGGCGGCAGATACTCTGCAAACACCTTCGCAAGCAATTGAAACTCAATTCTTTGTGAGTAATGCAGCCGCTTATGAATCGCGGACATTACCTTAGTGCCTTTTTCCAGCAAAGCAACCGTAGTTCCAACGGGCATCGCTTGGTTCATGTCACCGACATTTGTGTCCGCAATTGAAGCAAAACGCTTACCAGATTCAACCAACATTCCGAGCAGTTGCATTAAAACATTTGAAGGTTCTTTAACCGGTAAGGGTATTAAATTTTCTCGCAACGAGCCGCCGGTTGTGTCAATATCTCGAAACTCTCCGGGCTGAAGCGGCTCATCCTCATCACGAATCCTCATTCCTCTTGCTTTAAAGCCAGAGGGTAGGTTTGCGATGGTACCGGCATCTATTAGTTGTCGCAGAATGGACGTTGAAGCCTTGGAGAGACCACCGATCATGTGGCTTAAACCAAGCCCGTAAAAACCCAGTCCCGGCAAGAATTTGTACTGAACGAAATAGTTTATTTTTTGTTTGAGCGGATCTTGCTCAGCATAATTTCTGCGAATTGCCAAAATTTGCTGGCTTTGCTCATCAATCGTCACAATGTATGGCAGTTTTAAGCCGGTCGGCTCCCCATCTGGGCCGATATCTTCGTATCCGGGCAAATCTAAGATTGTGTGGACCTCGTAAACAGTCCTATCCCGATTTTCGGAATAGCTCGGGGCCATTCCTTCGATCTCATCAATTTCTTCTTCAATATCGCTGCGGTTGGAAACGTAATTGTCGCCTTTTAGCTCGATATCAGCATAAAAACCGGTCAACTGCTGCTTGCGTATCTCATTTTTGCTCATTGAGATTACATGCGTGACCCTTTCTGC